GACTTCAGACCAGGCTTCGAGCATGCCGACCTGTTCGTCGATCTGCGCGGTCGTCGACTTGCTCGGCACGACGCCCTGGTTCAACAGTCTCCAGGCGACGGTCGGCAGGCCGGTGCGGACGGTCGTGCGGTGGCCGGTCGGCAGGTTGCCCTCGCGCCACTGCATGTCGTCCAGCACTTCGTTCGTCTGATTGAGAAGCTCGACGATCGTCGGGACCTTACCGTCAGGGTCCAGGCGCTTCGCCCAGTCGAGGAGGGTCAAGTTCCCGGTGCCGAGCGCCGCGCCGAACGCGACGAACAGCCCAATCTTCCACGCCAGCGGGATCGCCGCCGTGTGTCCGGCGACCGTCGTCGCTGCGCCCAGATCGACGCTGAGCATGGCGACGGCCAACAGGACCATCAACACCAAAAAGCTGCGCATGTGCGTTTCTCCGATGGTCAGGTCTTCGCGCTACCGCCGTAGAGCACAGCCTCGGGGCTCTTGTCTTTGAGCTGGCCGGCGCCGGTCCCGTGAGCGGGCGAGTCCTCTGCCATCATTTTGCCCAGGTCGGCCAACAGGCCGACGATGTGCACGTTGTTGCCGTAGCCGGTGCGCGCCAGGAGCTGGCGGATTGCCTTGCCCTCTGCCGTGTTGGCCGGCCGGACACGGTCGAGCGCTAACGTGGCCAGGCGCTGCGTTTCGGCCAGGTTGTCGCCGCCGTATTTCGGGTGCTTGCTTGTTTCCTCGCGGAACGCCGCGCTCTGCGTCGCCAGTGAATCGGCATACTCGTCGATGTGCGCCTGCGCCTGTTCGTTCGTCAGGCCCTTGGCTCGGGCCGACTTCTCGAAGTTCTTCAGGTCCGCGTCGTCGAGCCACTGGTCGGCACCGTCCGGAATCGCTAGCTCATACTTCTCGGGGGCCTTCGACGCGTCCGCGCCGTCCTTGCCGCCGGTTTCTGTCTGCTTCCCGTCCGCGCCTGCTTTCTTGTCGCCGGTCGCTGCTGCAGCGGCGCCGGCTGCCGGTGTCTTGTCGTCGGCCGTCTTGGTGTCGGCGACCTTCGTGTCTCCTGCTGCTCCACCTTTACCGGCTTCGCTTGACGCTGCGCCGGCTGCGGGTTGATCAACCATTACTCTCTCCCTCGGCTGCGGCCTGGTCACTGATGTGGCCGGCCTTGATTTCCGACTCGTCGGCGCGTCGCTGCGCGGTGCCTTCCTGGTCCATCAACAACACCAGATCCTCGTCAACCTCCACGCACGCGGCGCGAATTTCCAGTCCGTAACTGCGACGTCCCTCCTTGAAATACATCATCGAGCCGTTCGTATCGAAGCTGCTGCGCAGCATGCCGGCGTCGTCGATGACGGTGCGCAGCACGTAGCGCCCTTCCGGCGTCGACAACACGGCCTTCAGCGCGGTGGCAAACCGGGCGAACCGGCGGGCCTCGGTGCGCTCGGCGCGCTTGACCTGCTTCGGGTCGGCCGCGTTCCTGACGATGGGCAACAGCGGCATCAGCTCACCAACCAGGTGTTACGCGAGAACCAGAACGACAAGCGGATCATCAGCTCGTTGCTGTCCGCCGGCCAGGCGTCGAAGTTGTAGCGCATCTACTGCACCAGCTGCGGCTGCTGCTCGGGTTGACTGGCTGCCGCCCCTGAGACGATGCGCTGCAGCACGCTGTCGCCGGACACGGGCGCCTGGCTGGCGTTGCGCGCGGCCTGGGCGAGCTTCGCCGCCTGGTCCGCGTCCGCCTGCGCTTGCATCGCCTGGCGCTCCTGGCTGATGAGCGCATTGGCGTCGTCGTTCGAGCGGATGATGCGCGGGTCGACGCCGAGCATTTCGCCGTAGTTGTCGACGACGCGGTTCGTGTCGACCTTGTAGCGGACGTCGGGGAACAGTTCCGCCATGCCGCCGACCGACTGCATGAACCGATCTTGTCCGACGACGCCGATCAGCTTCTGCGCCTGCGCCAGGATGCTGATGTATTCGGGTCGCACGTTGACGCCGACCAGCTCCTCGGGCGGTTCCGGCAACAGGCCGGCTTGCAGCATCACGTCGAACACGCGATCGACAATCGGGTCGAGCAGCTCGTCGTTCGTCCGTTCGAGCACCGGGCCGAGCGCCAGCAGCTTCTCCTCGTGGCGCTCGTCAATCTCCCGCGCCGTCGGACGGTCAGCGCCCAGGCGATCGTCCGACCGGGCCAGCATCAGGAACAGGTCTTCAAAGAACGCGCGCTGGATGGTGTAGCGCACGTCCTGAATATCCGCCGTCAGATGCTGCAGCCCTTCGAGTCGAATCTCATGGATTGGCTTGAGCGACTGCTGGCCCTCGCGCACGTCGACGTAGGTGATGTCGCCAGCGAGCAGCGACGTCTTCTGTTGCCGCAGCGACGACGGGCCGGACAGCGGCGGGTCGACGGCCTTGTGCAGGAGCTGCCCCTTGCGGCGCTGCTCAATCTGCAGTTGCTTGATGTCGCCGAGTGCCGTCATGCCGGGCGAGTCCGTGCCATAGCTGTCTTCGCCCGTGATGTCCCATCGCGGCACCATCAGTGGGAAGGTGCGGAACCCGCTTTCCTTCAGGAACACCGGCTGATTGGCCTCTGTCTCGAAGTAGCAGCTGCCCCAGGGCAGATACTTCGCCGCCAGCTTGTCGCGGTCCTGGTAGTCGTTGGGCTGCACGATCCAGGTGACGCGGACGGCGTCTTCGTAGTTGCCCTTGTCCCAGGCCGCTTTGATCACGGTCGAGATATTCGACCAGTCGATCGAGCGCCCGTCCTCCTGCACGCCGAACTGTTTGACGACCTGGCGCACGGTCAGCTCATACTCGCGGCAGAACGTCGTCGCCAGGCCGCGCTCGTCCTGGCCGATGGCGAAGCTGCCGATCGGGTAGCTGTAGCAGCGGAACAGGTCTTTCGAGTCGGGCACGATCGACATCGCGGCCGTGCCGAAAATGCCGATGTCCAGATACGCCAGCGGCAGCACGTTGTAAAGGTTCGACGTGCCGAACAGCGTCATCATCCGGATCGTGACTTCGTGCAGCCACGCCTTGACCGGACCGAACTGCGCCAGGCTCGGGTCGGGCGTCGTCAGCTTCATCCAGGGACGCGCGGGCGACGTCAGGCCGGCGTGCAGCCCGCTGGCCAGGGTCCGCGCCGCGAACCGGCCCGTCGAGTCGATGATGTTCTGATTGCGCCGGTCGCCCTTGTTCCGGTCACTCGCCCAGAACCGCGTGCGACGTGGCATCAGGAAATCCGCCAGCTCGCGCCAGTGGCTGTCGAAGCTGCTGCGGTCCGTCCAGAGCTTCGCGCGCAGCGTGCCGTAGCGCTTGCGCTTCTCCGTCGGGTCGAGAAAATCGTAAACCTCTTTGGCCATCAGTAGCCGAGCAGCGTCTTCGGCTGCAGCTTCGCCGTCGGGGCGGTGATGTTGGATTTACTCGCCAGGGTGCTGCCGGCAGCGGCGCGCTTGCGCTGACGCTCGGCGGCTGACTTCGCTCCCCCTTGTGCCGCCGACAGGGCGGCCAGGGTCGACGGCGGCGCGTTCTTCTCGGCTTCGCGCTTCGCGTATTCCTGGCGCGTGACGGCCTCGCCGATGATGGGCGCGTTGTTCACGTTCCGCCGGCCGAGCCCTGTGCTACCGCCCATGTCGAACCCGTCGGCGCCCTTCTGGCGCTCAGGATTGCCCAGGGTCCCCGTCGGCGGCTGGCTGCCTCCAAAGAACCCCATGGCTACAGCTTGGGTTCGAGCGCGGTGATCCGAGCGTCGAGCGCAGCGACCTGGCCCTGCAGCTTGTTGCGGTCGCCGTGCAACAGGATGATTGCCTGTTCGAGCTTCGTGATCCGCACCTTGAGCGGTGCCAGATTGCGCGCCGTCAGGTCCCGCGCGTTCTTCTTGGCCATCAGTTACAGCACCTTTCGATAGCAGACTTCGATCGCCTGGTAGCCGGCGCGCTCGTAAAACTTGCCGACCGTGGACGGGATTGGCGCGACCATCTTAATGGATCGCAGCCCGCGAGTAGTAGCCCAAAGTTCCGCAGCCCCCATTAGTTGCGGTCCGATGCGCCGGCCGCCGCGCATCTCCGGCTCGACCCACCAGGTGATTTCGTCGGCGAACAGCTCCCCGGTGACGACGTTCATGTTCTCGCAGATGGCGATACCGGCGTGCGGGATGTCGTCGGCGTCAACCGCCACGAAGATGGCCGCGCGCTCGCCCAGGTCGAATAGCAGCTTGATGACCAGGCCGCATTGCGCCGGGATGTCGATGCCGTCGAACAGCGTTCGATAGGGTTCCACCGTGCTGGCGAAGTGGGTCGCCAGGCGCACCAGCTCGTGGTGGTCGCCTGGCGTGGCCCTGCGGATGCTCACGGCTGTTGATCGATCGTCATGCGCCCGCCGAACGCCTGCGTATGGCCCACGCGCGCCGCCTTGCAGGCCGTCAGGATCTTGCCGAGCGTCAGGGCAATCTCCGGCGGGATGGTGCCGCCGCCGCCAGGCATCGCCGCGATCTGATCCGAGAGCTGCTTGATCAGCTGCTCCTGGTGGTCGAACTGATTCGACGTCATGGCCGTCAGGTTGACGATCGCCGCGCGGTTCCCGTTGACGATCATCTCGATGCGATCGAGCTGTGCCTTGATGGTGGGGTCGTCGACGGGCGGGTCGATCGGCGGGTCGATGACGCCTCCATCAAAAGGCAGATACCAGTCGTCGGGCGAGCTGCCAGGGAAGTCCACCGTCAGGATGCCGTCGTCGTTCCAGATCGGATCGTTGGTGGTCGGGATGTCCGTCGCGATCTTGTAGAGCTGCGACGACGGGTCGCACACACGCCCCACCTTCACCGTCTCGCCTTCGAACTCGATCGTATTCTCGCCACCCTTTTTCAGGTAGCCCCATCGCTCGCCAGGGAACTCCAGCGCCAGGCGTGCGAGCACACGCTGCTGAAAGGCGAACACGCTGAGTAGGTCGCCGCTGACCGGCGGTTGCTTCGCGTGTTCGTCCTGCACGATCGACAGGTGATTAACCTTCATGCCTTTGCCTCTCGCGCGCTTCTCAGCCTTCAGCCTCGCGCGCCGTTCTGCTTTCGTTTCCGAGCGCCGGATGGTCGTCGTTTCGATGCCGCCGGCTCGGCGTGTGTCGAGAGTGTAGCGTGTCCCGTCCTTGGCCGTCGCCCTGGTCGCCTGGCCATCGAGCTGCGCGAAGAGTTTCAGTATCGCGGGCGGCGGCGTGGCTTCTTTTTCTTGGCCATCAGTCCCTCCCTTCACGGTCGTCTGGTCCTTCCCCTTCACGGCTGCCGCGTCAGTAGCAGAGCCCCGACAGATACAGCAGACACCAGCACTGCATGATCATGAAGCAATACGCGTCCATCATCTCGTCCATACCATCCTCCTCTGGTTTACCGCACTTGGAACGGGTCGCCGTCCTGGAGCACGCGCTCGGCCTCCCGCGCGCTCATGCTCTGTTCGTAGACATTCGCCTGGGCGTAGGGGTCGCCGTCCTGCGCGACGCGATTGCGGCCGGCCAGGCGTTGCATCATCTCGCCCGGCACGTCCGGCAGCGCGTAGGTCTGCATGTAGGCGTCGGCCATGTCCGGGCTGTAGGTCAGTCGCGCCTTGATCTGATCCTTCTCCTCCAGCACGAACACGCCATTGACGAACGTGTAGGTTGGTTCGGTGAACTCTGGGATCATCGCGGGGATGGGCGGCAGCGCGGCGCCGTTCTTGATGGCCTCCGCGCCGAGCATCCAGAACTCCGCGCGCCGGTTCCGATACCTCGGGTCGAGCGCCTTGCCGGCGTAGTTGATGCCGATGACTGGCCATCCGCCTGTCGACAGGTTGTCAATCACGCCGTGGCCCCAGTGGCC